GAAGATTGCTCTGGACAGTCGTTTTACCAGGCGTGTAGTGATCTTGGGGATTCACTTGCTAACCTGCGACTTGTTCACTCGGGGCAACCAGACTTAGTCGCACATTTGAATAATTGTGCGGCTAAGACTAATGATGCAGGGTGGAGAATCATCCGTAGAAAATCAGCCGGTGATGTTACAGCTGCAATTTCACTTGCAATGGTCGTACATGAATTAGCAAAACCTCAGCGTGTCGCAAATATCATAATATAGTTGTAATTGTCCGTTTTATGCTATAATATCCCACTATGGGTATATTGGCTAATTTGGGATTGACAAATAATAAAAAGTCCGTAAAAGCCCAATATGCTCCTGCCATCATGGATGTGCCTTATGGCACTTGGTTCGGTAATAATAATTTCGGTGGTTACAACAATTATGTTAATTCAATCGACCGCCAAGCAGCTGTGTCAGTACCAGCTGTTACAAGATGTCTTAATTTAGTTAAAGGCGTAATTTCATCCGTACCACTTGAAGTTTATTCAACATCTACTGGAGAAGAATTACCATCACCAGTCTGGGTTAATCAACCAGATAAAAGACAACCACGATCTGTAACAATCGCATGGACTGTTGATTCACTATTTATGTATGGCGCAGCCTATTGGCGCGTTACTGAAATTTATGCAGATGATAATCGCCCTGCAAGATTTGAATGGGTACAAAACGATCGCGTATCACAAAAGTTAAATAAAAACAATACCGAAGTTGAGTATTACATGGTTGATTCAGTCCGCGTGCCAATGGATGGTGTTGGATCATTAGTTACATTCCAAGCAATGGATCAAGGATTACTTTTAAGAGCTGCAAGAACTATTAAATCTGCAATTGACATTGAAGCAGCCGCATCTATTGCTGCACAAACTCCAATGCCTTCCGGATACATCCGCAATACCGGAGCAGATCTACCAGATGCACAAGTTCAAGGATTACTAGCTACTTGGAAGCAAGCAAGACAAAATCGTTCAACTGCATATTTAACTTCATCTTTGGAATACCAGCCAGCATCATTTTCACCTAAAGACATGATGTATAACGAGGCTTCACAATACCTTGCAACTCAAATTGCTCGCGCATGTAATGTGCCTGCTTATTATATTTCTGCAGACATGAATAACAGCATGACTTACCAAAACATTATTGATGGCCGTAAAGAATTTGTGGCTTATTCGCTACAACCATTTATTACAGCTATCGAAGATCGTCTATCTATGGATGATTTAACTCCAAGGGGTCAAGTAGTTCGATTCTCATTGGATGAATCATTTTTAAGAGCAGATGCAATGGCAAGATTAGATGTAATAGAGAAAATGCTCAACCTTGGCTTAATTACAGTACAGCAAGCACAAGCCATGGAAGATCTATCACCGAACGGAGAATCAGGCGTTGATATTAACCTTCAGTAGCCCAATAGAGGCCAGCGATGCTGGTCGTAGAATTATCTCAGGCGTTGTAGTGCCGTTTAACAAAGTGGGCATGACATCTGCCGGAGCAGTCGTATTTGAACCAGGATCAATCAGTATTGCAGATCCTAAAAAAATTAAATTATTGGCACAGCACTCAGCAACAGATCCAATCGGTCGCGCCTTGTCATTCTCAGAGACATCAACCGAGATTCGAGGTCAGTTTAAAATTAGTGCTAGCCAAAAAGGCCAAGATTATTTGATCATGGCATCCGAAGACCTAATTTCCGGTCTGTCTGTGGGCGTAGAAGTAACCGCATCTAAGCCAGGTCGCGATGGCACACTTTATGTGTCTGCAGCAAAATTAACAGAAGTTTCCTTAGTCGAAAGTCCTGCTTTTCAGGATGCAATCGTTACCAAGGTAGCAGCGAGCGAAAGCGAGACTGCAGAAGCAACCCAAACCGAAAACCAAACCGAAAGCGAGGCAATCGTGGAAGATAATACTCCCGTAGCCGCAACACCAGAGGTTGAAGCTGCTGCAGCTCCAGAAGCAGCACGCCCAACTATCAAAGCAGCATCAGCACCATACAGCTCACAAACTGTACGCCATGGAATTACATCTATGGGTCGCTACACAGAGCACAAGATCAAAGCAGCCCTAGGCAGCGAAGAATCAAAACTATGGATCGCAGCATCTGAGGATCCAATGGTTGTACAAGCAGCAGTAGACTCAATCGGTACTACTAACCCTGCATTCAACCCAGTACAGTACTTACGCGAGTTCGTGTCTAACACAAACTTCGGCACTCCAGCAATTGATGCAATTTCAAAGGGAACATTACCAACATCTGGTATGTCATTCTCAATTCCATCACTTGATACAAATGGTGGCGGAACTGCACCTACAGTAGCTTCAACTGCTGAATCAGGTACACCATCAAACACAGGTATGGTAACTGATTACATCACAGGTACTGTTTCAAAGTACGCTGGACAAAACACAGTAACTCTAGAACTTCTAGAGCGTTCTGACCCAATTTTCTATGATGAGTTAACAATTCAAATGCAACGCGCATACCTAAAGGCTATTGATGCAGCTGTAATTGCTGGATTTATTGCCGATGGAACTGCAGCAACTGCACAAGCAGGAACATCTGCAGGAATTATTTCCTACATCGGAACAGAAGCACCTTTGGTCTACTCAGGCACTTCATATTTCGCTCGTAACCTAGTTGCAGGAACAGGTCTATGGGGAACATTGATTGGTGCAACTGATTCAACAGGTCGCCCAATTTACAACGCATCACAACCAATGAACGCAGCAGGAAATGCTGCACCAACTTCCATTCGTGGAAATGTTCTTGGTCTTGATCTTTATGTTGATAACAACGCTGTATCTTCAGTTGCATCTAACTGCGCATTCATCGTTGCACCAGAAGCAGCAACTTGGTACTCATCACCAACTTCATACTTCTCAGTCAATATCGTTTCAAACATGCAGGTACAACTAGCAATCTACGGCTATGGTTCTTATGTAACCAAGCAAGCTGCTGGTATCCGCAAGTTCGTTAAATCAGCTTAATTAACTAGATCTACCCCGGGTGAGTAGCCCTTCATCCGGGGTAGTTTGAAAGAAGGCAACCATGGCAGCCACTTATGTGACCAAAGCAGAACTTCGCACCAATCTCGGTATTGGATCTCTTTATAGCGATTCAACTGTTGAAGAAGTGTGTCAAACTGCTGAGGATTTACTTAATTCTTATTTATGGTTTGATTCAGTACCAGTAGTAGCGGCTGCCTTGGCTTCAAATGTGGCGACCTTAATTTTATCGACTCCTGGCTCATACGCTGCCGGACAAACTGTTACAATCTCTAATTGTGGATCTACATACAACGGCTCGCGAGTTATTACTTCAACTTTTCCTTGGTCTGTTGGCTCTACCACTTTTCCTTATTTCACTTTTTTTCCTTGGAATAATTTTAATTTTCCTCGTGGCTATAGTCTTATTCAGTTTGCTGTTACGGCTGCTGACGATCCCTATCATCTTATTGTGCCTTATGGTAAAGCGGCTGGTGTAGATACAAAACAAACTTCATACGCAACTACTCCAGCTGTTCGTGAGGCGGCCATGATGCTAGCGGTAGACATCTGGCAGGCTCGGCAGACTCCAGCTACCGGTGGATCTGCCGTTGATTTCCAACCAAGTCCATACAAGATGGGTCGTAGTTTAATAAGCCGTGTACAGGGTCTTATAGCCCCTTATACCGGCCCAAGATCAATGGTCGGCTAATGACAGTCGCCATCACTACGCTTAGATCAACCATTGCTACAGCTTTAACTAATGCTGGCGTGTGGTCTGTTTTTGCTTACCCACCAGCTGCCCCACAAGCAAACTCAATAGTTATTTCTCCTAACGATCCTTATTTGACAACTAACGATAATTCAAATTTAACAATCAGTCCTACTGCACATTTCAAAATTACTTTATTTGCACCTATGTTTGATAATCAAGGCAATTTAATTAACTTAGAAGAGTTTATGATTGCCGTTTATCAAAAATTAAGCGAATCAGGTTTGGTGTACAACGCTCCAGCCTATTCAGCACCATCTGTACTATCATTACCATCAGGAGATCTATTAAGTTGCGATCTCAGTTTCGACATACTAACGAGTTGGAGTTAACCATGGCACAAGATACAACCGCAGAGAATTTGGCGTTTTTAATCAAGATCGGTCAGATTAAAGATCCAAAGCCAGCAGTACAAGCACCTACAATAGACAAGGAATAATAATGGCCATATTTCTACAAAATAATGTTGGCGTAAAGATCAACTCAGTTGACCTTTCTGACCATGTTACATCAGTTACACTTACCCAGAATTTCGATGAGCTAGAAGTAACAGCTCTTGGAGATACTGCTCACAAATTTGTTAAGGGTTTAGAAGCATCAACTCTTACTTTAAACTTCCTAAACGATTTTGCAGCAGCAAATGTTCAAGCAACCCTACAGGCTGCTTATGGTACTACTGTTACAGCTGTATTGATTCCAGTAAAAGGAACAGCAGTATCAGCGACAAATCCGCTTTATACTGTTAGCATTATTGTTAACAACTTAACACCATTGAATGGCGCAGTTGGAGATATTTCAAACTCCAGCATGTCTTTCACATGTAACTCAACAGTTGTACAAACAACAACAGGAACATTCTAAGGAGTAATACAAATGGCTAAACTTCGTATCACAAGGGCTACTGGAGAGGTTTCTGAACATCAGATAACTCCAGCGATCGAAATGGCCTTTGAATTACATTTTAAATCAGGAATTCATAAGACCTTCCGGGAGCAAGAACGGCAGTCAGATATTTACTGGCTTGCTTGGGAATGCTTACGGAAGGCAGAAGTAACTGTACCAACATTCGGCCTTGCATTTGTGGAAACATTAAAAAAGGTTGAAGTATTGGATGACGACACAAATTTTTAGATAGGGGCTCGCTAACCTATTCGATTGCGGCAATTGCCGTTGAGACAGGTATCGCACCCCAGCATTTAATAGATTTAGATGCAGATATGTACAGAGCTGTAATCCAAGTCTTAAAAGATCGAAATGAGGCGATGAAGAATGCCAGTAGAACTAAAAGGTCTCGCTAATACTAAGCGCGCCATGAAAGAGTTCGCGCCCGATCTTTATAAGCAAATGAATGATGAACTTAAAGCAATTATGCTTCCGGTAAGAAATGAAGCCAGAAGTTATGTGCCTTTTAAACAAGTTTCTGGCTGGATGAATCAACACGGAACATGGGAAAACAGGGTGTTTGATTCTGCCGCTGTAAAAAAGGGAATTGTTTATACCCAGGGTAGAAGCAAGGCTAATGAGGCTGGCTTTCAATCAAGTTACATTGTTTACAACAAAACAGCAGCTGGTGCAATTTATGAAACTGCTGGTCGCAAAAATCCTGCTGGCCAACCATGGGTAGGTCGCAAAGGAATAGCAGGCAAAAGATATTCTCATTCTAGTAACCCAAAGGCTGGTATGCAATTCATTAACTCAATGGGCGGTCAGTTAGTTGGTGGCGGTAAAACAAAAGGCCGTTTGATTTATCGTGCATGGGCTAAACAAAATGGCAAAGCAATACCTGCTGGAATTAAAGCAATCAATAAGGCAATAACTGAATTTAACAAGAGAGCAAAACCATAATGGCCGTTGATTCCAATATCTTTGTAAAGTTAACCACAGAGTTTAATGGCAAAGCCCTTGCTAAAGGTCAGAAGCAATTAACTGACTTTGAGAAAACTACCCAAAAGGTTGGCAAAACCCTTGGTGCAGCCTTTGCAGTTCACAAGATAGTTGCGTTTGGTAAGAGCGCGGTTAGCGCATTTCTTGAATCCGAAAAGGCTGGCAAGGCACTTAATCAAACATTAAATAATTTAGGCATGGCATATAAGTCTCCAGCCGTGGATATGTATCTCAACAAACTATCCTTACAGGTTGGCATTGTAGATGAACAATTAAAGCCAGCATATAACTCACTGTTGATTGCAACCCATGATACCGCCATGGCTCAATCATTATTAAACACAGCATTAGATGTGTCAGCAGGTACTGGTAAAGACCTTACATCCGTAGTGGCCGCTTTAAGTAAAGGTTATTTAGGAAATAATACAGCCCTTCAAAGACTTGGCGTTGGCTTATCTAAGGCTGAATTGTCAGGTTCTAAGTTCTCAGATTTAATTAAAATTTTAAACGATACTTTCCAAGGACAAGCATCCGCTGCTGCTCAGGGTTATACCGGTGATGTTATGAAGCTTGGCGTGGCTTATGATCAATTAAAACAATCTATCGGTAAAGGTATTTTAACAGGATTAGATAGTGCTGGAAGCATAGACCAAACTACTCAATCTATTGTTGGCCTAGGCAATGCTATTGGATACTTAACAGGCAATATCAGCAAGTTTGTTATTGGCAACCTTCAATTATTTAAAGGATCTACCTGGATCAAATTTTGGAATGATCTAACAGGCAAAACAGTCATCAATCCATATGCTGGATCTGATCGTGGTGGTGCTTCCAAAATGGCAGATGCTAGAGCTGAGAAATTGTCTAAGACTCAGGCAACTACCGCTAAATTACAAACTGCAGCTGCTAAGGCTCAGCTTGCTACTACTAAAGCTCAGACCTTACTAGACCGAGCAGGCGGAGTTTTAGATGTTCAACAAGCTGAAATCTACGCTGCTTTACAAGGTAAAATTACTGATAATGATCGCTTAAGACTTGATTTACAATTAGCCTTATTAACTAAGAATTCTGCTGCAGCCGATCAATTAAGCCAAGAATTGTTAATATCCCAATTACAAACTACTGACCTTGCTAAAACTATTACATCATTGCCTAAAGCTTTAAATCCGTTTGCTGATTGGCCAAAATACATTCAAGATTTGATTGCTCAATTAGCTTTACTTACTGCTTCAATTCCAACCATGCCTACAGTATCGGGCGGTAATTATGGCCGTGGAAATTATTTATACCAATACAATTCCATGCCGCAATCTAGTTTTGATCCTGGCGGAACTGTTAACAGTATGCCAATAATTCCAAATTCTAATTTATTTGATTATAACTTAAACCCAACTACTCCTTTGTATCAATACAATTCTTTGGCTCAATCAGCACCAACCCCACAAATAAATTTAACTTTGAGTGTAGATGGATCAGATTTTGCTAGAGCAGTACAAAACGCTCAATTAGATATTAACAAGAGTGGATTGCCTGTAATACCTGCTGGCCAAGGGTTCTAATGCCAATACCATCAGTTAGAGCCACAATAAATTTCTCGACCGGAGCATCTTTCGGTCAGGCATTTATTATTGGATCAGGTATCTTTGGTACAAATATCCTGGCAGATTCAGCATCTGTAATTGTTGATGTATCTAATCAAGTAGATTCAATTAAAACCAATAGAGGCCGCAATGGTGCTGCGGATCAATTCCAAACTGGAAGTTTAACCATGCGGATTGTTGATCAAAATGGTGATTTTAACCCACAAAATACATCTAGTCCTTACTATGGCTTGTTAACTCCAATGCGTAAAGTTCAAATTACTGCAGTTTACAATGGCACAAGTTATTCAATTTTTTCAGGATACATAACTGGATACAACACCATTACTCCTAAATATGTTGGAGATGTGGTTTATACCACAATTACAGCTGTTGATGGAATGAGATTATTGACTAATGCTTTAGTTACTACAGTTACAGGTGCAGTTGCTGGTGAGGATACAGGTACTCGAATCGGTAGAATACTTGACCAGGTTGGCTGGCCTAAATCTTTAAGATCAATTCAAACTGGCAATACAACATGTCAGGCAGATCCGGGAACTCAAAGAAGTGCTTTATCAGCAATTCAAACTGTTGAAACTACAGAATATGGTGCATTTTATATTGACCCAAATGGTATAGCAACTTTCAAAAATCGCAGTTATTGCACATCCAGTCCTGGTGGAACTCCAATTTATTTTAATGATAACGGCACAAACATTTCTTACTTTAATGCTATGTGGCTTCTTAATGATTCTCAGGTAGTTAATCAAGCAGCAATTACGGCTACTGGCCTAGCAACTCAAACTGCTAGCAATACAGCATCTGTTGCTAAATACTTTGTTCATTCATATACCCAAAATGATTTGTTAATGCAAGATACGGCAACTGCGCTTAATTACGCCCAGGCTTATGTGGCTAGTAGAGCCGAGACCACTATTAGATGTGATGCCATGACTTTGGATCTATATTCAGCCAATTATAATTCAGGCATTATTGCAGCTTTAGACCTTGATTATTTTGATCCAATAAGTATTACGACTACCCAGCCAGCCGTGGTTGGGGTATCGAGCATTACAAAAAATTTGCAGGTATTTGGCGTTAGCCATTCGATAGCTGTGAACTCATGGAAAACAACATTCACCACCCTAGAGCCAATAATTGACGGATTCCTGATAGGATCTGCCCTATATGGTGTCTTGGGTACAAACACACTAAGTTACTAAGGAGTAGAAAATGGCATCAGGATTTCCAGCAGCAACCGGTGATGTACTCACCAGTACGATGTTCAATGGTTTAATTACTTTTACTGTTGGATCAGATCAAACAGCAGATTATACAACTGTATTAACTGATCAATATCAAACAATTGTACCAATGAATAAATCAACAGCAATTGCATTTAAAATACCGACAAATGCTTCTGTAGCATTTCCGGTTGGAACTGCAATCACGGTATTAAACAAAGGTGCGGGTACTTGCACAATTAGTGCTACAAGTTCAGGCACTACAACAGTTTTATCTGCAGGCGCAACTGCCGCTTCACCAACTTTAGCTCAATATAAAAGTGCTGTTTGCATTAAAACTGCTACAGATACTTGGTATGTAGTTGGAGCAATTGCTTAATGATTGGTAATATCGTTGCTGGAATTCATTCACCTAAATCTTTCGGTGTATTAAGTTCAATTGAAGTATTGGTTGTAGCAGGTGGTGGTGGTGGTTCGGCCGCAGCTGGTGCTTTAGTTGGCGGCGGCGGTGGTGCTGGTGGAGTTTGTTACAACTCCGCAAAATCCATAACTCTTGGAGTTTCCTATACCGTGACAATTGGTGCAGGTGCGGCAGGCGGAGCAACAGGTGCAGTACAAGGTGCTGATGGTTCAAATTCAGTTTTTGATAACATAACCGCTAATGCAGGTGGTGGTGGTGGTAATGGTTACGGTGATGCAACTTCATCTACTGGTCGCGCAGGTGGTTCAGCAGGTGGTGGTGGAAACATAACCACAGGCGGTACTTCAACAGGTGGTACAGCTAACCAAGGTACTTCTGGTGGTGCAACAGGATATGGCAATAATGGTGGTACTGGAATACATACTCCCGGAACAGGTGTTGCAGGTGGTGGTGGCGGTGGATCCGGTGCTGTTGGCGGTAATGCTAATTCATCTACTTTTGCTGGCGGTAATGGTGGTAATGGTTTATCAACATGGTCAGCTTGGGGTCTTGCAACAACAACAGGGGAAAATGTTAGTGGAACTGTTTATTACGCGGGTGGCGGTGGCGGTGGCGGTGGTAATGGAGCAAACCCAACTGGCGGTTACGGTGGTGGTGCAAGTGGTGGTAGGACTGGCTCTGCAACTCAAGCACCAAATGCAACAGCCAACACCGGTGGCGGCGGTGGCGGTGGCCCAGTTTACACTGGAGCAGGCGGCTCAGGAATTGTTTTATTAAGATATGCAGATAGTTACGTAGCAGCTACATCAACTACCGGATCTCCAACTACATTAACAAGTGGTGGTTATCGTTATTACTACTGGACTGGATCAGGGAGCATAACATTCTAATGGCACACTTTGCAGAAATAGACAATAACAATAAAGTATTAAGAGTGTTAGTAGTCCATAATGATTTAGAACATAGAGGTGCAGATTTCTTGGCTAATGATCTTGGATTAGGTGGCACTTGGATACAAACTTCATATAATGGAAAAATTCGTAAAAACTTTGCAGGAATTGGATATACCTATGATTCAGTAAGAGATGCTTTTATTGCACCAAAACCTGATAATGCAACAGGATTCGATGATAAAACTTGCACATGGATTGTGCCACGAGAAGAGGAATTAAATGCCTAATACATCACAAAAAACAGTAACAACCACAGCTACATTATTGGTAACAGCGAATAGAGCTGATCAGTTGGTTTATCTTCATTCATCATCTGGAATTATTTATTTAGGCAATTCAGATGTAACAACATCTACTGGTTATCGCATGGATAATGGTGATAAATTAACTATGCAATTATCTGATAATGAAGCTCTTTATGGAATTACTTCATCTGGTACTGCAACTATGATGGTAATGGCAACAGTTAGTTGAAACCCTGGTTATGCAAGGCTGGCGTACAGCTAAGGGAACAGATCGATGATTGGTTCCCGGATCGGGATCGTAAAAGTGATGGATGGGTGGGTGATAGTCGCCATTCCGCGAGAATCTCTGATCACAATCCAGACGAGTCCGGGTGTGTACGAGCCATTGATATTGATTCTGACCTGGGTTCACAAAAAGGGCTCTCGCTGTATCTTGCTGACCAGCTCAGGGATCATGCGGAAACCGATAAACGCATTTCTTACATAATTCACAAAGGCAAAATAGCCAGTCCTAAAGCAGGTTGGGCATGGCGTGATTACAAAGGCATCAACAGACATGATCACCACATTCATGTCAGTTTTACAAAATTGGGCGATCAAGACAATACATACTTCCAGATTCCACTCATAGGGGGAAAGATATGAAATTAAACAAAAAATCCAAAGCCGCACTTAAATCATATTTAAGAGCTGTAGCAGCATCTGGCATTACAGTTGCACTCGCTATTGCTGGCGATGTTAAGCCTGAATACTCTGTCCTTTTAGGTGCTGTCATAGCACCCCTAATCAAAGCCTTAGATCCTAAAGATACTGATCTAGGTATCAATGCTGAGTAATGTCTGTCGAATCATGGGTCGCTATTGCTGTTGGCATAAGCACCCTAATTACCAGTTTCTCTATGGCTCTACGATGGGTTATTAAATCCTACCTAGCTGAATTAAAACCTAATGGCGGTTCTTCAATGGCTGACAAAATTGATCGTCTTGAAAAGCGTGTCGATGATCTGTTTGTCTTACTGAGTAAGTCATAATTTTAATTATGGCGAACACACGCAAGTCTTCCAAACGCAAAAAGATCAACAGGCGTATCGTTCGCCATTCTCCGGAGCCGTTAAGTAAATTAGATCAACACTATACGGCTTTGCATGAATGTTATAAAGCAGCTCGGAAAGCAGGGTTTACACCAGAACACGCCTTTTGGTTAATGACCGAGCATAAGACTTTTCCTGATTGGATCGTAGGCGATGGCGGGATCATTCCTTCCATAGATCCAACTGACGATGAGGAAGAATAATTAAGCGAATCGCTTTTATAAGTGATCTTCAAGTCCCATTTTTTAACGAGCAAGCAACCAAGTCCGTAGGCCGATTCCTGGCTAAATGGAAACCCCACCGCACTATTTGTATTGGTGATGAGATCGACCTGCCCCAATTAGGGGGTTTTAACGCAGGTACGATTGATGAAATGGTTGGAAACATTCACGAAGATCGAGTGCTAACTCAGGAAGTATTAAGTTACCTGGGAGTAACAGATGTGCTCGGTAGCAATCATGGTATTAGACTTTATCGATCTATTAAAAAAAGACTTCCTAGCTTCTTAAATTTGCCTGAAATGCAATATGAAAAATTTTTAGGATATGACAAACTACAGATTAAATTTCATCCTTACGGATTAGACTGGGCACCAGGTTGGACAGCTGTGCATGGTGATGCTTTTCCACTTAGTCAAGTACCTGGACAAACAGCCTTAAATGGGGCTAGAAGGCTTGGTAAGAGCGTTATATGTGGGCATACCCATAGATTGGGTCAATCGGCCTTTACAGAAGCTTCTAGAGGTCAATTAGGCCGTACTGTGTGGGGCGTAGAGGTTGGCAATTTGGTAGATTTGAGCAGTTCAGGTATGGCATACACCAGAGGCTATGCGAACTGGCAAACTGGTTTTGCTGTAGCTTATGTTAAAGATCGTAAAGTCCAGGTAATAACTATTCCGATCAATGCAGATGGCAGTTTTATATTTGAGGGTAAGGTTTATGGGGCTTGAAACCGACTATAGGGATCGTACGATTGATGATCATATCGATGCGTTTGAGGCTCTTAGCGTTATCTAATCGTTATAAGACACGCCAAAAATAATTACCCAAAGGTCATTGCTTTAGGTCATACTTTATGTATTCCACACACAGGGTGTGGATAGATAAGGGCTAATATGACACTGAAAGAAGCTGGTCTATGGTGGGTAGCAACTATGGTTGCAATCATCTGGGCTTATGGCGTACTACAAAATGCAAAACAAACTCATTACTGGCGCGGCCGTAAAGATGGCTGGGATATGCACAGAAGAATGATTGATAGTAAGACAAATGCCGACAACAACTGAGAAACTGTTTAGTGAAGTCATTAGTACAATCCAAGAGCGCGGTGCGGTCTATGGACATCCAGCGATCAATCACAAAAGAATTGCTGATCTCTGGTCAGCCTATCTCGATTACCCTATCCAGCCACACCAGGCAGCTTTATGTATGGCGTTGGTCAAGATCGCTCGGCTTAGTGAAACTCCATCCCATGAAGATTCACTCAAAGACTTGCTTGCCTATTGTGCAATCAGTAAAACTGTCTTCGATGCACAAACAGATGCAGATTTTGGATGGGAGATAGATAGTGGCATTTAACCTAGATGATTATGAACCGGTAGAAGCACGATTGGAGAAATGGCATGGAATATATCCCGATGGAAGAATCGAAACCGAGATCCTTGAACACTCAGACACTCGATTCATTGTTGTTTGTAAATTATTCAAAACAGAAGCCGACTCCAAGCCGTGCGCGTCAGGTGTTGCTTCTGAAACGATTACGGATCGCGGTGTT